GGTCGGTCACGGTGCCGCCCAACATGACGGCCAGGTTCATGAGCGACAGCTTGGCGTTCTCGATGGCCGCGGTCAGCCCGGTGATGATCGATTGCTGGTCGATCAACCGGTTGTCGCCGCGGAGCTGTTTGGTGTCCATGTCGCCGGTCAGGGCCAGGCTCTTGATGCCGGGCACGTCGAACCATTCCCCGTAGGTGGCCAGCGCACCTACCGCATCGGTGAGCACACTGGCTATCTGGCAGTGCTGTACGGCGTAGACCTTGGTGATGCCCTGATCGGACACCGGGGTCGGGGAACTCATCGCTTCCTCCTCATGGCACTGGGTTTGCCAGCACTCGATCAATCTGCACCGTCACGATGGTGCGCCGTAGGTTGTCGCTGGGTTGCTGGGATGAGCGGGTCAGGATCTGCACCCCGTAACAGGTGATCAACCAACTGGGCAGCCTGGTCCGGTGCATCAGCCAACAGATGTGATCTTCCAGCCCGATGGTCTCGGCCCGGGTGCCGTCGGGGTGTTTCAACGCCTGGTAGATGTCCACCTGCGCCTGCTCGCGGACCCGTAGCTCACCCTCGGCATCGGTGTCACCGGACGGCACCACGTTCCACGCCACACCCTCGGTGATCACGACCAGTGGGCACGGTGCCTTGGGCGGGGCCAGATCCCGGAACACGGTCACGCCCAGCCCGGCCGACTCGATCACATACTTGAGCGCGCCGGAAACGGTGGCGTTGCTGACCACGGGGGTGCCCATCGCTACCGCAGCCCCTTGATCATCTCGCGTTCGTAGCGGGCCTGGGCCATAGCCATGCCGGGACGCAGGAACGGCTGTGCGCGCATGTAGCGGGTGCCGAACTCCACGAACGCGGCGTACGGAACATCGTCGAACAGCACGCCGACACATTCCGAGTGAGCCGCGCCGGTGTCGACGTCGGTCTCGATGCCCCGCCGCAAGCGCCCGGTGTCGACCGGGCAGCGCTTGCGCGCTTCCGCGGCGGCCATGTCGAGCAGATCCCCGACGTTGGCGCGCAGACCCGAATCCCAGTCGTCGAGCACGCGCACGATGGCATCCCGCCACTGGCGCTCATTCTCCCAGGTCACCGAGGCAGGCATGATCTAGTGCCGCCCCCGTTCGGGACTCGGCGCCACTTCCGGCGGTGCGCCTTCCAGCCACGGCGCGTAGTCGATCTCGTGGTCATAGACGTAGGGCGGCATCCACTGAACGGGAGGCCAGTCGTAGCCCGCCTCGGGTGCATATTCGTAGGGCACGTGCGGGATGCCGCCGTCTCCGTTACCGCCGTTGCCGTTGGTCATGATCTAGGCGTTGTCGCGAGGGCCGCGGTCGAACCAATTCGCCCAGTCAATGTCGATGTTGACGTCACCTTCGATGTTGGTCGTCTTGGTGCTCGATGTCTCCGTGGTCACCGGCTGCGGCGCGGGTTCCGCCGTGCTGCTCGGCTCATCCTTGGCGGTCGGCTTGGTTGCCATGATCCTGATCCTTTCCGGTTGCGTGCCCTCACTCGTGATCAATGCCATCTAGATCAACACTCGGTTCGTCTTGTACGGCTCAAGCCAGTGATCGGTCACCGGGTCGCCGGTGGTGCGTTCGTAGTCGGCCTCGCCTTGGCGCTGGCTCGGCGGGGCCGGGTCGGTCTCGTCCTGTTGCGTGGGTGCCGGGGGTCGGCCGATCGGGTTTCCTTCCGCGTCAGCCTGCGCGGTGAACGGAGCCGGGCAGTACAGCGCGGCCAGGCGTGCCGCTGCGTTGCTCACCGGCGCCGGGGTCACCCGGTGGCCGTAGTCCCCCGGCACCTCGAACGCCGCACCGGTCGGGAAGGGCAGTGCGCCCGTTGCCCACCACGTACGGCCGTCGGTGCCCAGCGTGCCGACGGTAACGCTGGCTGCCCACCGATCGAGATACCCCATGCCCGTGGAGTCGACCTCGACATACGTGCTCATGTCGGTGGGTTCGAACAGGTCCCGGGTGTAACGGTCGATGGTGATCTTGGCGTCACGCAGGGCTTGGGTGATCTCGGTGTCGGTGCCCACGGCACCCGCAGCCTTCGCCGCCTCGATGCTCGCGTAACCGATCACCGGACTGGTCATCCTCGGTCCCCGCCTCTGGGTCGTCCCCCGGACTGTTTACACGCCCGGGGTCCTGTTCGGCCAGCTCGTCCGGGCCGATGTACCGGCGCGGTCGCAGCGGGATGACCTGGGCTGCGACCTCGACTCCGCAGCACGGGCACCGCTGGATATAGCGCGTCGTCGCGGCACGTGACTCGCGTCCACCACGCCGGTACACCGAAGCTCGGTACGGCACTGATCAACTCCCGGTCAGGCGATCGTCTTGCAGAACGCCGGGGGCACATACACCGCCAACTGCGCCCGCAGCTCGGCCAAGATCACCAGGATGTTCGAGGTGAAGTTGGACGCGTGCGAGTCGGACATCAGGATCCGCACGCCTTGCTTGCGCCACAGGGTGGCCGCTTCGGCGAACGCGCCGACCAGTGCGGTGCCCGCGGCGATGGCCACGGTGGGCACGACCGGCAGCCCCCACACGCGCGGGGTGGCCAGGCTGGCCGGGTCCCGGGTGAAATTGAACTGCCCGTCGGTGCCCACGCCCAGCTCGATGGTTTCCCAGTCGGTGGGGTGCAGTACCGCGCCGTCCGGGGTGAACCCGGCAATCTGCACCTTGGTGATCATCTTGCGCAGGGCTACCAGCATGGTGACCGCGGTGGCCAGGCTCATCGTTTGCACGCCCACCGTGCCCAGGATCCCCATGATGTTGGGAGCCACCCCGTCACCGTTGAGGCACTGGCCGTTCAGCCGCTTGTTTACCGCGTAGGACAGTCGGCCTTGGATGTAGCCGGTGAGCTGTGCGTTGTCCTCGGCCGCCTGCCGGGTGATCGGCACCCACACGGCGATCGTGGCCAGGGCCTTGGACTGCACGGTGAAGGTGAACGTGCCTTCCGGCTTGGGCTGCCCTTCCGCCACTTCGATCGCAGTGTTGCTGATCGCCGGACTCGCCGTCTCGACCACCCATTCGATCACACCGGCGGTGGCCGTTTGGTTGTCGAGCAGATCGACCACCGACAGCGGGATCGTCGGCGGGTAGAGCACGCCGGGCAGCCGTTGCGGCTGATTCGGGTACGTGGTGGTGGTGACCGTGGCCCGCAGGTCGGTCGCTTCGGGCAGGTGCAAGATCTCGGCGGTGCCGCGCATCCCACCGGCGCGCCAGGTTTCCGCGCCTTGGGCGACCATCGAGCGCCAGTTGTTCGGGATCCGAGACCCGTCGCCCGGCTGGTCGGTGCCGCGCTCGCCGCCCTCATCGTCGTCGGGCCGCTGGCCGGGCCGGGCCGCGCCGCTCTCGGGGCGCCAGCGCTCGGTGACTTCCAGGTCGGCCAGCCGCCGCCGCCGTTCGTTGGTGGCCGTGGTGATGGCGTTGCGGCGCTCGATCTCGGTGGTGATCGCATCGGCGCGGGTGGCGTCGTCCTCGGTTGCGCCGTCCACGTCGAGCGCGGCCATCGCCTCATCCCGGGCCGCGCGTAGCTCGGGGTCGGTGAACTGGGTGTAGTCGACCGGCGGTGCCGCGGTCCGGTCGCGGGTGTGCTCGGCACCGAACGCGCGGGCACGAGCCCGCCTGATCTGGGCTTCCGTGAACCGCGTAGCGGTGGGGAGCATGATCTCTTCCTTTACTCGATGTGGATCTATCATCGGCTAGCGGGTGATCAACGGCGTGGACCGCAAGCGAGCACGGGCCACGACCAGGGAGCGGCGGGTCACAGATAGTCCGGATGCGCCATCCGGGTGGTCATGGTGCGCAGCGGTATCAACATCGGTACTGCGCGCCTCTTCGAACTTGGCGCCGGGTACCGCGGCCATCCGCGCGGTGATCTGGCTGCCCTCGACCAGCCGCGCGGCGATGATCCGTTCCGGGTCTTCCTCATCGAAGATCACCGATCGGAATCCGACGGACAGGCCCGGCGCGGACGTGCGCGCCTTGGTCCGCGCGTCGCGCCCGTCGCGGGTGTTGTCCCAGCGCCCCTCGATCCACAGGCCCTCGCTCCGGTCGTTGGCGGTGAACGCGCCGACCGGCATCCACGGATCGTGCATGAAACACAGTGCGTAGGGTTCGCCGTCCAGCCCGCCCGCGGCCCAACAGCCGGGCGCGAACGTGGTGCCGTAGGCGTCGCGAACATCGGTGCGGCACAGCCAGCCGCGGAAGTGCGGTTCGTCCTCGCCCACGTCTTCGCGCAGGTCCAGATCCGACAGCGCTACCGCGCGGTAGGTCTCGGCCCGCTGCTCGACCGGGATCTCGGGATGATCTTGCCGGGTCTGGCTAGATCTTGTGACCATCGGGATCCCTGCCGTTCCACTCATAGATCCGTCCCTGGCGGGTGCGCTTGTCCAGGGTGCCGGGCCGGAAGTCCTCGACGTCTTCGAACTCGCCGGTCATCAGGTAGCGCCACACGCCGAACGCGCCGAGATTGACGTCGATGTGCTGCGGATAGGAGCCGATGTACTCGCCGGTGCGCCCGTCGCACGGGCCGCCGCGCATCCGGATCGCCACCCCTTCGATGACCCCTTCGGGCGGGGTGGGGATGGTGGAAGCCGGTACGTGCAACACGTGCCGCCGCGCGGCCGTCGGATCGAGCACTACTGATCGCCTCCTAGGGGCAGCGGTAGCGGTTGTGGTCCCAGCGGCAGCGCCCGGCCGTTCCCGTTGGAGTTCTGGCCGATGCCGCCGATCTGGCCCTGTAGCTTGGCCCGCTCCCGGTAGACCGACAGCGTCACCGCGCCCGCGCCGTTCGGTAGCGGTTCCTGCCCGACCTCTTCGCGCGCCTCATCCAAGGTGAGCACGTCGGTTTCCACGAGTTCGCGCAGCCGCGCCACCCGGGCATCGTTGGACTCCTGTAGCGCCTCGACGTCTTCGGTGTTGAAACGGGCCGTGTAGCGCGGGTCGGGTTGCGTGGTGAGATCGATCTCGGAGGAGACAATCTGTAGCTTCGGGACGATGGTGTCTGACCACAGGGTGGTGCGCGCGGCGTCCCGGTTTTCGTAGGTGGTGCCGCCCATGAGGTAGTCGCGCGGCACCCCGAACGCCAGCATGATCTCTTCCGCGGACCGGATGCGGGTGTCCAGGTAGGACACCTCGGCCGCGGTCAGGGTGATCCGTTCGTAGCGTGCCGGGATCGGACCGGACAGCACCAGGTGGCGCCCGGCGTCCTCGGGTCGTTCGTGCCGGGCCGCCAGTTGCGCACGGATGCCCTTGTGGGTTTCCTCGTCAACGTCGCCGAGATAGACCACCCCGCCGGGCGCGCCGCCCCGCGCGAGTGAGCTGGTCTGATACCGGCGCGCGTAGTCGTCCAGTTCGAGGGCAAACGTGGCCGCGCGCAGCGGGGACAGGCAACTCCATATGTCATCCGGATCCGGGTAGCGAAGCCACAGCATCTCATCCGGTAGCAGCGCCCCGGATCGCCCGGTCGTGGAGTTGATCCGGTAGCCGATCAGCACCGACAGCCCGTCTTCACGGGTGTTGTCGATGATCGGTTCGACACCCCAGGACGAGTCGAGCACGTGCAGCCCGGCGACCTCGCCTGACCCGGTCTCGCCGCGGTCCATCATCACGTACGCCTGGCCCTTGGTTTCCAGGCGCAGCCAGGAGATCTCGCGCAGCATGCGAGCCGACATGTAATCGTTGGGGGCGTGGTTCCACAGGTCACAGACTCGATCCGGGATAGCCTCGCCCGATTGCTCGTCGATCATCTCCAGCGGGACGCTGGCCGCGTTGGTGGCGTTGGCCATGATGCACCGGTAGGCCACCGCGGAGTTGCGCCAGTTCGCCCCGCCGTATTGGGAGTACCACTGGTAGAGCCCGTCGATGCCCATCGTGACGTGCAGCCCGTCGGGTCCGACATGGCTCGGAACGCCGACGGAGAATCCGTCACCGGGAGGGATGGCGCGGGCGGCTGAGATGGTGTCGGCAAGGTCGGCAACGACGCCGCCGAGCCAGGCTCGCCAGGTAGCCGCCACAGCTCGGGGATCTTACGCGCACCGTTTACACGGGCGATAGGCCCCGTTCAGCCCCGGCCAGTGCTCGCCTCATGCCACGTCGGCCCTGCCCCGGCGTCGCAGGAACAGGTGGGTAGCCACCCAGACCATCGCGTCCAGGCGGTCCGGGGAATCGTCACTCGGCGTCCACGTGGCCAGTTGATCTTCCAGTTCGGTGAACATCCCGGCCAGCCACCACAGCCCGCGCTCACTCAAGGTGGCGATCGGCTCGGCCCGGGTGCGCTTGCCCTTGGACGCCGACACCGGCCGGATCATGATCCCCCGGGGCAGCGGTTCCCCGTTGCGCTTCATGTCCTCCATGACCATGCGCAAGGTAGAGCTGACCATGTCCCAGCCGTTGTTTTCCTCGGCCACGATGTAGCCGCAACCCCACTTGATCGCTGCCCCGATGGCGATGCGCGCCCACTGCGCGGGGGAGTAGTGCCCGGACAGGTCGTCGAGCACGAACCCTTCATCGTCCAGCCGCCCGCCGACGATGATCCCGGTTTCCGCGCTCGCCTTCTTCCCGCTCTTCTTCCGCCCGGCCGGGTCGATGGCTACCGCGGTCTCCATCTCGATCACGTACGGGGCGACCAGATCCGGCGTAGCCCGCTGCCGCTCGATGAGCCGCCGGGTCCACAGTGCACCCTCGGACTCGTCCAGGTAGCGGCCCATCAATTCCTGGTCGGCCAGTGCGGTGCCCTCATACTTGCGCAGCACGTTGTCAAGGAACACCGGCGCCAGGTTGGCCAGGTTCTCATACGTGTTACCGGTGGTAACCACCGTCTTGGGGTCGGTCAGGATCTTGCGTAGCTCGGGGTGCGGCTGCGGGGTGGTGGTGATCACGCACCGGGGATGGTTGCCCAGCCGCATGCCCAACCGGTAGTTACTGATCACCTGATCGAGCGCGTAGAACGTGGCCAGCTCATCGACCCACCCGGTGTGGTGCTGCGGTCCACGCAGTTGGTCGGGTTCCTCCGACGAGTAGCAGAACGCGCGCCCGCCGTTGTCGAACTCCACGAGTCGCTTGGAAGGCATGTAGTGGGGTCGCTCGCTGCGCCGGTAGCAGCGCAGCAGCCCGGACTCACCCTCGATCATGACGTCTCGCACGTCCGGCACGGTGCGCCCGACCAGCGCGATGCGATGCCCCGCGCCGATATGGTCATTGCGCCACTTGACAAACTCGGCCCCGGTGCGCGTCTTGCCCCACCCGCGCCCGGCCATGATCATCCACTCGAACCACGGTTCGGTGTACTGCGCGCGGTTGCCCATCCGGTCGTTGACCCAGCGCGCGGCGTCCGGCGGGGGTAGCTGATTCCACCGGGCGTGCCGGACCGGGTAGTCCGGTTCCCCGTCGTGCACCGCGGGATGGGGCTCGCCGTCGCAGTACACCCGGTCGCAGCGCCACAGGGTGGCCCGGCGTTCCGCTTCGGCTTCCAGCCGGTTGCGCAGCGCGACCTTGCGTTCGGTGTCCAGGTCGGCCCACGGGGGCGCACCGCCCGCGGACGTGCGGGTCACCAGACGCTCGTGCCCGCCCGCCCAGTCAACCACCGGCCTACCCATGATCAGCTCACGTTGGGGTCATCGTAGCGACGGTCACGACTGTCTTGGCTGCGACTGTTGCCCTCCCGGCCGTTCACCCCGCCCCGGTGCATCCGACCCTGCCAGCGTCCGGAACCGCGCGACAGATCGGGGTCGATCCGCTCGCCGTCGGTGCGCCCGGGTGGGGTCACGTTCGGTGCCGGGGGTACCGCCTTGAGCAGATCATCGACCAGGATCTTGATCTCTTCATCGATGGCGTCGGTCGTCGTGACGTCGATCTTGGTCGGGGCCCGTGCGCCGGTGATGTCCACGATCCGATCGGTGATCTTGAGCACCATGTCTTCGGCGCGTTCCTGCTCATCCGGCGTCGCCGCGGAAGATCCCAGCTTGATCATGTTGCGCTTGAGGATGATGTCCAGCCGGGCCAGGGTCAGCGCGCGCACCTCATCGCGCAGTTCGGTGGGTACCTGGCTCTCGATCTCTACGGCCACGATGCGGTTGGCCTCGCGCGTCGGGATGCCCAGGTGTTCGCCGATCTCCAGATACGACGCGCCGCCCAACCGGAGCTGTAGCGCTTCGCGTCCACGCCGGGCCGCCGCCAGGGTTTGCAGCTCGGCCCCCGGATCGTGGTTGATCCACTCCTGTTCGTCGTCGTCCCGCGGGGCCACGACCGCTCCCGTTCCGACCAGCCATCGGTAGACCCATCGTAGCTCACGCCCGGTACGCGTCTGCGCCGCTCTGCCCCGGTGGTCAACGTCACCCTATCGGTCTACTATTTCCCGCGCTGCCCGTTTAAACGGGGTGCTATACTAGGAGTACGTCAACAGGCAGCGCCCCCCCGGCGCCCGAATACCCGGAGCACACGATGAGCAACCCGACCAGCGCCCCCCGCTACGCCACCCGCGAAGAGTGGCTGACCGCCGCCTACCAGATCCTGCGCCCGCGCTTCGATGAGCTGGCC